TGTTGTGCGATTTTGTGCGATTGATGACAATGTTGGTGCGTTGAAGTTATTATACGCTACGGGTTATCAATTTGCTTGTACATCTACCGTGACAGGAACTCCATCCGTCAGTATATCAGGATCTCCTTCTGTTAATGCTACTGTAGTTGGAACACCATCTGTTAATGCTTCCATTGTTGGTGTTCCCTCAGTTAGTATATCAGGAACTCCATCTGTAAATGCTACTGTCATTGGTACACCCTCCGTGAATGCAACTGTGGTTGGGACACCAAACGTGAACGCGTCTGTGACAGGAATAGTCGACGTATCAGTAACCAATACAGTTGGTGTAACTGTAGGAGGTATCGTTGACGTGGATGTGGTTAATCCCGTAGACGTATCTGTGACCGGAGTCGTGTCTACTAACTCGAACATTGTAGGCTTCGGTACCCAGTCTGCTCCTATGTGGATAAGTACGTCTAACTCTGAATCTGATGTTATTGATCTGGTGGATATGAGTTCGGCCATACTCGAAGGAGGTTTCAATCCTTACGGTAATGGGCAAACAGCTGTCTGTGCGACGGGACCCGTTATCAGAGAGCTAGATAAACAGGTACCATACTCAGATTGTGTCTACGACTATGAGGACATGACTGTGAAGTTGTTGGTAAGTGTGAATACTTTACCTCCTGCAAGTCGGGACTTTGCTAAATCCATCATTGATCCTGAAGAATATTCTTTGGCAGGACTACCTGATGGTTACGATGCCAGCGAAGACCTTACCGAACGTAAGCAGATAGACAAGCAGGTTGGACAACGTTTTGGTGTGGGAGGCAAAACTGGCCAGAAAACTGAACCCGTATCAGCTGCTACTCGTAACCAGGCAGTTGCCGTGAGAGGAATCAATCTTGCCAAACAACGACAGCAGGTGGTTGCAAGAGTAGTACGGAAAATGGCGAATTGGGAACAGGTCTTAAGATGGTTCACAAACGGAGACATGCCCGACGAAGTCTTGGCGAGAGACGTCTTTATGGCATGCGAGAAGAAAAACATCAATGGACGTCTAACCGCTGATTATTATGCCGTTACGTTGTTGGTGGACGGGAGAAGGGAGAAGGAGGTTTTAATTGGGTATTCTGGTTATTCTAAGGCATTAATGCATTATGTACAGTCCCCGATATTTGATCAGTGGTGTGCTGAAAGATTCAAATCCGGCAACAAGCCGCGCGTCCTAAAAGAATCTGACAGTGTGTATGCAGGTCACAAGAATATCAACGTGGTATTGTCAAATGCAGAGCATGCCGAAGAGAGTAAATCTGATGACTTTGTAATGGTGCCCAATGTCGAGCCTGTATCCCAAACCCCCAATACTTCGGACCGGGTGTTGGAAGGTAGTTTTAATCCCTACGGTAATGGACAACCGGACTATGACCGCTCGAACGAGGTAAAAGAAGGCAGCTTTAATCCTTACGGTAATGGACAACCGACCCCCATGTTCCCCAACTCTATGTCTGACGTTGTGGCCGGCAACCATAGCGTTAACAATTTGATTGAAGAAGGAGGAGCATTGGCTGGACCTGTCAATGAGCCGGTTAACGATGTAATTGAGCTTACGGGTCTCAGGAACGCCCAAGGTGTTACCATGTCCAGTGTTCCGCGAGAGATACACCTACGCGGAGGGTCCATCAGTACTACCAACACGGTGCAGCCTGTAAATACTCTGAACTCACCTGAAGCCCTATTATATCCATTGAATATTGGGATCAACACGGAAGAAGAAGACTACTACACACAGCCTAACCCCTTCAGACCCCAAACATACGGGGTGGGACTTATAAGGCGCAGAGCCCTACGTCCTTCTGTCTTGTCAGCTATGGGTGCCACTCTTAACGAGATGTTGGGACGTATGGGTAACATAAGACCGGATCAAATTACCGAGTTTGGTTTTATGACGTCAGACAGTGCTATGTTAACCCGTCTGCAACCCGATAACAACGGTGATTCTATAGCTGGTTTGCTTTTGAAGTCTTATCTATATGAGAAGAGTAGATGTTGGGTAAACGACTTGGCTCAACTACCATTAGGATGTGAACCTGGGAAATTCGATAATGCATCA